CTGGTATATATTCTAAGATGGCTTTACAATGGTCAAAGTGGATAGTAGAAAAAGTTATGGATGAATTAAGTTTAGAGTTTGAAGCAATAGAGCCAGATGTCTTAACTGGATTAGACGCACTTGGAAGAAGTCAAGAAGCTCAAAAGTTAGATGGTTATATGAGTAGAATGGGAGCATTACAGTTAACTTACTTAATTAAATCAAAAGAATTAGCTAGAAGATATGCTGAGTATGATGGAATTAATACAACTGGATTGATAAAAACAACTAAAGAGGTTGAAGCTGAACAAAACCTAGTTGATAATGCAGCTGGACAAGCAGGTACAAATATGGCTGATGTGGCAGTTCCAGTAGAATAATTTATAAAGGAGGACACTATGGCAGTTAAAGTTATTAAAGCAGTTGATTTACCAAAGAATAAGAAAGTTAAAGCAGCGAGAGAAGCTAAAGCAAAAAAGAGTAAGTAAATTCTTAGGCTACTCTTCGGAGTAGTTTATAGAGTTAATAGCTCAAATCAAAACAAGGAAAACATAATGAACATAGAATCACTACATAAAGAAGGATTTACTCCTACTGAGATAGCTGAGAAAATGAATTTAACTCCCCAGAAAGTTGGCGTAGAGTTAAAGAAGATTAAGAAAGCTGCTGAAGGTGAACAAAAAAAAGAGGTTGTAGTAAGTGATGGTATTCAAACTTTCACAGCTGAAGAGTATGCTAAACATTCATTAAAAAATGGAAGAACTAGATATGGTGGAGAAAAAGGTGTTAAAGTTAAAGCTACGATTGAAGAGTTAAGAGCCTTTATTAATAGTGGATGGAAACCTAGTATGCTTATGGAGAAGTGGCAGTTTACAGCAAAAGAAATGGAACAATTAGTATGGAAGTTATCTAAAGCTGAATTGAGAGATAAGCCTATTGTTTGTAATATTAAACAAGATTTCTTTAGATAGGAGTTGTGAATGTTAATTAAAAAACATATATTTATGAATGAGAATGATGGAACAGGCGGAGACTTACCAGCTGGAGATGATGCTGGGCAATCTGGATTACCGTCTGATGTTGATACTCAGGTTTCTGCATTAGAGAAGTTTTCTAATTTAGAAGAAGGTGACTTTGAGAAAGGTCTATTTAAAGGTAGGTGGAATAATCCTGCTGAGATGGCAGACTATATTAAAAATATGGAAGATAAATATTCTAATCTTAACAGAGATATAAAAGATAAAGAAAAGTTAAGTGATGAGCAAATTCAGTCACAAGCAGATGAAGTTAAGACGGTTCAGTTAAAAGAACAAACTATTCTTGATATTGCTCCACAATTTATTGAAAACGGTATGCAGTTAACTGATGATATGAAAGCTAAGTTAATTGAAACTGGATTAACTGAGACAGAAATTAAACTTGGTGCTTATGAATATAAAGAGAGGTTTGAAAAAGCTTATAATACTGTTGGTGGAAAAGAAGAATATGATAGTATGATGAAATGGGCTAATGATGGATTGTCAGATGAAGAAAAGCTTGATTTTAATAGAGGATTAGAGTCTGTACATTCTAATTTTGCAATAGAAGGTTTACACAATAGATACAAGAATGACAATAAAGTATCACAAGATAGAGTGAGAGGAGACATTGCTCCCACACCATCGACAACTGGATATAGTACAAAAGCAGAATTGTTTAGAGATAAGACTTTTGCTGATAGTAATAGGGCTTCAGCTAATGATAAAGCTAAATATAAAGCAAGATTAGTAGCAACAGACCCTAAAGTTTATTCTTAGGACTTGACAAGTTGCTCCTATTGTGTCATAATGGCAGATAAGGAGCAACAATGTATAAAGAAAGAAATGCAACAACTAACAGATTATATAGTATATGGATTGAATTTAGAAGAAGATGTCGCAATCCAGTTCAAGATTCATATATTAATAAAAAACTAACATACTTCAAGAAATGGGACGATTATAATATATTTAGATTGTGGTCAATAAAAAATATGTACTCTTCAGAACTTTCTATTGAACGCACTGACAACACTAAAGGATACTATCCTGATAACTGTAAATTCGAAAATAAATCAAATCAACAGTATAATATGTCTAAACGCTTAAATTCTAAGTGTAAATATATCGGAGTATCTTTGAAGCCACTTACTGGAAGGTCTAAAAAGCACAGTGAACCGTATAGGGCTAGGGTTAATGTAAAAGGAAAGCAGATTAGTTTAGGTAGTTTCAAGACAGAAATTGATGCTGGAATTGCAAGAGATAAGTATATGATTAAAAATAATATCAATTGTATGTTGAATTTTCCAGAAAATTATGGTATAGTTTCAGTATGATTTGTTAGATTCACTTCTAACACAAATGTCATCTTGCAAATATAACTCCAGATGTTGGTTTTATCCTTGTACTTTGGGAAGCTAGATTTAACTAACTAATCTAACCAAAATACAAAGTCCATTAATAGTGGCTAGTCATAAAGACTATAATTACTGTTTAGCATAGAGTTATTCAGCAAGAAAGGATATATCATCGCATATACAGGAGCAACAGACCCGTTAACTGGTTCAGATTCATCAGCAGATTTATTAAGAGATGTTACATTAGATGTATTACAAGCTAAGGAAAGACAAACTAGATTTGTAGATTTACTTAGAACAGATACTATTACTGGTGGAGCATCAGCAGGTTCTTTCATTATTGAAGGTAAAGAAGATATAACAGATGGCAACTTGGACACATATCCAAGAGGTACACAAGTTAATGTAAACAACGGAACGCAAGATGAGATTTCTATCGCACTTGATAGACCACAATACGAGTCAAGAAGAATTGACAAGTGGGAACAAGCGGTTGCTAGATATGATACATTGGCAATGAATGTTAGACAATTAGGTGCAAGATTAGCTAATGCTATTGATAGAAAAGCGTCAGCAGCAGTTGAAGCTTCAAGTTTAGCAACTGGTTTAGTAGCAAATGGTGATGGTACAGTTGTTGTTAATACAGCACTTCCAGCAGGTGCAGCAGCAGCAGCGACAGCTGAGTTACTTGGTAAAGAAATTATTGAATCTATTTATGCAGGTGTTGCAGCATTAGAAACAAATGATGTTATGGATGAAGTATATGTAGGTATGTCTCCAACTAACTTCCAGTATTTACCACAAGCATTAACAATTGTTTCAAGTGATTATACATCTAACAATGGTGGACTTGATTTAGGTGATGTTAAAATGGTTGGTGGAGCTACTGTATTTAAGTCAAACAACTTACCAGCAACAGCAGGGTTGATTGCACTATTATTTACAAGTGAAGCAGCAGCAGTTGTTAAGCTATGGGAAACTAAAGTTGATATTAATCCTCAGCCAGAATTTTTAGATGCTAAGTTAATTAATGCTTACTTCTCTAATGGTATGGGTGCGTTAAGACCACAAGCAGCTTGTTCAATTAAGAATGTATAAGGAGTAAGTAATGGAACTATTCGAGATTAACGCTGGAAGTTTCATAGGGGTAGCTTCGGCTACTCCACTTGGAGTTAAAAAACAGATTAGAGCAATTGATGCTGGTAGTCAAACTTTTAATTATTCTGATGTACCAACTAGACATATAGCTGATGCAATCGGTACAGGAGATGGAGCAGAAACAGAGTTTACTTGTAATAATGTTCCATTAGTTAGTGATGATGATTTAACTGTTTATGTAGATGGTGAAAAGCTAGACTCAACATATCACAGCGTTGTATTAGCAACTGGTGTTGTTACTATTGATACAGTACCAACTACAAATACTGCTGATGCAATAGGTACTGGTGACGGTACAGAAGATGAGTTTACTTGTAACAACACTCCATTACTTAGTGATGAAGACTTAACAGTTTATGTTGATGCAGTAGAATATCCAAAGACAGGTTACTCTGTTGTTTTAGCTACTGGTGTAGTAACTTTTGACCCAGTTGAAACTACTCATACAGACGATGATATAGGCACTGGAGATGGTATAGAGGTTGATTTTACTTGTAACAATATTCCATTACTTAGTGGAGCTAGTCAAACAATTTACCCTATTGGTGATTCTGGATTAACTGTCTTTGTTGATGGTGT